AACCAAAAGAAACAAAACACATTCTTACAGTCAATTAGTGGTAAACTTGGTGGAATACTTGAACAAGGAAAAAATGCAGCATCAAAGGTTGGCTCTGGTCTCGGTGCAATAGTAAAGGGAACTCTTTTTGGTGCCTTATTTTTTGGTTTAGCTAAGTTTCTCCAATCTGATACATTTGCAACTCTGCTTGATAAACTACTCACTGTCATTCTACCATCAATTAATAAGTTTTTAGCAGACTTGGGTGCTTTTATTGCTGACCCTAGTTTTGAAAATATTAGAACATTAATAGGTGAAAACAAAGTAGAACTTGGTATTTTAACTGTTACTATCTTGGGATTGGGAAGAACAATATCACTGGTTACTGGTGCATTAAAATTACTTAGAGTTACGTTATTGGCACCATTGATAACAATGGTAACCGCAGCTGCGGTTGCCATGGGCCCTGTTGGACTTGTTATTGCTGGTGTTGCTGCTCTTAGTGCAGCTTTATTTGCCATATCACAATCAGAGGGAGGATTTGGCGGCCTAGTTGACAATCTAAAACTAGGGTTTTTAAAATTTAAAGATGGTGTTAATAAATTCTTAAACTTCTTTAGAGATAAAGATGATAAACTTCCAACTGATTCAGCTAAAGAATTTGAAGAAGGTCAGATGGCAGAGAACATAGAGGAAAGAAAACAAAAAAGATTTGAAAAAGACGTTCAAGATATGTCTGATGAAGAAATTCAAGCTAGAATGAATGACCCTGAGTTTGCACAAAGATATGAACAGTATGAAAGTCGATTAGGTGAATTAGGTACAAATCCAGATGAAAGACGTAGACGAATAGAAGAATTTAATCGTAGGAACAATCCACAACAACAATTGATGCCAGACCCTGCTCAATCAGAGTTACAATTTGAACAACAACAATTTGACCAGAGGTTGAATGAATTACAACTACAACAAGCAGGTATGCAAGGTGGAGCAACAAATGTTGTAACAACTGATAACAGTACGTTAAACAATGTTGTAAATAATTCTACAAATAGTACAATAGTACCAACGACTATTACTGATACTAATTCTAGTATTATGACAAATAGAATGGAATAAAAAAATGCCCCTCTTGCGAGGGGCACTCAGTCTTAATTGGCTGCCAACTTCTCAAAATACGCCATAGCATCGTCATCATCATTTTTAGGTGGTGTTGACTCAACTGGTTTTGTATCAACTACTGGTGGAGCAGTAGGTTCATCATCAAATTGCTGTGTATGCTCATTGACATTACCAACTTTGACTGTACCCGAAAGTACGTTTTCAAGACGAGTCTTTAACTCATCATAGGACTTGAAGTTACTCGCTGCAGAGAATTCAGCAAGTGGATAAGATGTTTTCCAAACTCGTTCAATATCAGAATCATCTTGGAACAAAGCACTTGTGCCTTCAAACTCTGATTTGTCGTAGTTCCAATAACCATCAACTTTACGAATCTTTAATTTAAAGTTTGCACCTTCCCAGAAATCAAATGGATTGATTGCTTCTTCATCTTGAAACTCTGGTGACATGGCTGCGGTTAGTTTATCAAATATCTTTTTACCATATTTGAACAAAAACACTTTACCTTCATTCTCAGGGTGTTTAGGGTCAGATACCACATAGATATTTGAATAGTAAGATAGCTTACGTTTCTGTTTACGAGCAATCTCTTTATCAGACTCGATACCTGTATTCCACAATTGAGTATTGTATTCTGAAACAGGGTCTTTTTGACCGATAGTAGTTAGAGAGTTTTCGATATACCATTGACCAGTTGGGCCTTGAAATGCATGACTCCAAATTTTGCCCCATGGCAAATCTTCACCTTCTACTGCTGGTAAGAAACGAATGACTGCATAACCATTACCAGATTTATCTAGTTCTGGTTTCCATAGTCGCTCATCTTTGTAAGATTTCTTTTCTTGAGGTTCACTCTCAGTCTTTGCTGAGTCTAATAATTTATTTAATGAACTGCGTTGTCTTAATGAATCTAAAGACATAGTTTTCTCCTTATGTTATCGTATGTTATCGTATGTACGTTTGTGTGACTATCAATTATATCTTGCCCATGTACTGGATTAACCCAATAATAATTTACGTCTGAAAAGGTTCTAAACACATGGTTTAGTTGTTCCTTCCAATTCACAGGATTAAATCCTCTACAGTCAGACTCGATATAATTTTTAGTTCCTTTATATATATTGTTAACTTTCTCATTATAATCACTTAAATCAAAACCTAACAAATATATTTCTTTACTTTCCTGTGATGCAAGTAGTAGTGCATTTGTACCAGCAGAAAAATTAGATTTCATTCCAGTTGTTCTTACTTTATCATTTTCCTCAACCCAAGTAATAAAGATACCTGTTCTAAAAAACAATTTCTTTTGTAGATCATCTTTATCAAGATTTGGATTGTTTGCAAGTTGTTGGTAAACTTCATCAACAGTTTTGGGGTCTTTACCCTGCACAACAAAGAAATCTCTACCTTTTTGTTCTGTCTCATGTATTTGTTCTTCGGGCCAACCATAAGTAAAGGATTCTTTTCCAACCATGGCTGGAATGACACTCCAATCTGAGAACCAACAATTGTTCTCTAATGGATACCCTGATTCATATATTTCTTGTTGCATATTATAGTCTACCGAGACAAGGTTTGTCAACACCTTTTCACGATACATTGCATTACAGCCCCAAGTAATAACCTCTGGTTTTAATTCTTGATTTATATCCCACTGTTTTCTAGACTCACCATTTCCGTATACTATTGAAATTGTCATTTAAAAATTTTCCATAATTATTAATCAATTTATATGTGTCATTCCAAACAAAGTCATCTTTTAATTCCTCATTCCACATGTCCAAATATGGATAATCACAATCTATAAAGATAAGTTCTTCAATTGGAATACGTTTACCAAGATATTCTTTCAGTAGTTTGGGATGTTGACCATCAATCACCTCTAACCAATCTTTCACATCTTCTTTACCCAAATAAGTAGAAAAACACCAAGCACGCTCTAAACTATCATCTATACGATTTTTCCAATCTTCGTAGTTTTGATCTGAAAAGTTACCAACCCAACCTTTTGGGTCTTGTACAAAGTTTGCAAGTAGATAGTCTTGTATCTCTTGCTCAGTGTCATACTTACTTGCAAGTTTTACAAAGAAAGCTCGATCTTTTCTTTTGTAAAAAGAGTTACGAGATATTTTAGTTTTACCTCTATATTTGATGAAATCATAATCCCCCTTACCAAAGTGAGCTCGCATTGCACAATACATAAGATATACATCAACTGGCGTCATATGGGCAATCTTCCTTTTCTGGGTAGGTAGTTAAGGTCTGTTGCATTGACCTCAATTTTTTCTTTGAGTCCTTTCGTAATTAATTTTGCAACACTCACTGGTTCAATATTATTTTTATTGCAATAATACATTACAGCTTCCATGTGTGTTATATTTAATTCTAAAGATATTCTCTCAATCTCTAGAGAGAATGTTTTTGGAGTGTGTATTTTCATATAGTAAAACTCTCACCGCAACCACAACGATCTTTTTCGTTGGGATTGTTAAATTGAAATCCTTCGTTTAGTCCTTCTTTCACATAGTCTAGCTCAACACCATTTAGGTATAATTGGGATTTAGTGTCTATGAAAATGTTATAATCATTTGACTCCAAAACCCAATCACCTTTTTGTTGACCCATGTCATCATATTCAAACACATACATCATACCCGAACAACCAGCTGGTTTAACACCAATTCTGATTCCTTTGCAAGGCCTATTGTTCACACACCTCACTAAGTGTTGATGTGCTTTCTCCGTTAGTTGAATCATGTGTTTGATTAAAATCCTCTACTGCTTGTTCTAATAGTGGTAGATAGTCATACTTTTCTTTGATGAACTCTTGCACTTCACCATCTTCTGTAATGACTAAAATGACAATCTGTTCAATCTCTTGACCTGTCATTTCCTCCCACATCTCTGCATAAGCAGATGCTTGAATGTAGTAGTTTTCATTGTAAGAGTTTGTTCTGCGTGAACGTGAACTCTTAAAGTCAATGATAGACAACTTACCATCATATTCTGCAACACAGTCTACACGACCAGCAACTTTATACTTGTGACTATAAAGTGCTGATTCCTGTGCGTGTATGTTATTAACTCTAATGTTAATTGTCTTTCTTAATTCACAGAACAGTGTGTATGGAAAGAACTTGTGATCATCTTTTAAAACTGGTTCATTATTTAGATGCTTTTCACACATTTCGTGAATACTTGTTCCACGAGCCGCAGATGTTCTAGAAATATGATTGGCAACATCATTCCCAACTTTCTTTCTCCAAGCAATTAATCCCTCTTTTTTACGATCAGACAAAACTGTAGTAATCGAAGGATAAGAAATGTCATTTTCAATTAGATAGTAACGACTTCCATCACGATTTTCTGTCTTGTAATCTTTTAACTCAACCGACAAGTCAACGTGTGTGAAGTGAGGCTGAGTGTTATCAGTCACAGTAAAATCATTCATAATATATTCCTTGTGGTTCTATAGTCTTAGTGTAATTTGATTCTCAATGACATCTAATCTTTCTTGATTTGTGGCAATAATATCAATTTGTTCTTGAATTGCAGCAAGTACGTCTGAGTGTTCACCAATACCAGCAGGATTTGCTAAATAAATTTCAATGTTTGCTTTTGCTTTAGCAATCTCACCCCATGCTTGATTTTTTAAGCCAACGACAATTGTGTCTCTTAAAACTGATTTTTCCATAATAACTCCTATGATAATTCAAAGTGTGGGCCGTCAATAAATGGTCTACGACCCTGTGAACGGCGTGTATCAATATACTCATTCATGGCATCTTCCATTGTTCCTTGCCACTTACGAATATCAGAACAAGTCCATGCAGCTCCCCATTTAATCGCCACATCTAACTCTTGTGCAGCTTGTTTCATGGCATCTGCAATATTGTCATAACATGCTAGTTCCCAGCATCCACGACCATTCACATAAGCCATTAGGTCAACTGCACGACCCTCAATATGTTTTGACTTCATTGTTTGAGATGCACCACGGGCAACTAGTTGCTCTTGTTTCTCAACTGTACGAAGTCCCTCTATTACACCGAAGTCAATATTAGAAACTTCAATTGCACGTTTGACCACTGCAACTAATTTTTCATCAACTCCATCTAGTCGATCTAAAGACCTTTGTGATAATGAATAACCCATTACTCAACTCCTAGTTTCATTTTTTCAATTAAATAACTTCTAATAAATCCTGATCTTACAATGTCACCAATAGTGAACTCAACACAATTAAACTCTTTCATGTTCTCTATAATTCGTATAAAATCGTGTAGTCCATTTTTATCAGCGGTTTTAATTAAATCTGTCTTCC